GGACATTCGTACCGGAGCCGGTGGCTTCGGCAAGAATTAGGGTGTCGAAATAGCTGGCGATCGTTGGGCCGAGGGCGGAGCCAACAGCGGACGGATAGCCCTTGTGGACGTTCTCCATTACCTCCTTATAATTGACGTGGGAGATAACGATTACATTCTGTTTGTACTCTTTGCCGGTTAGCAAAGCTAACACCGACTCGACCGCTTGCTGAGCGGCATAGAACCACTGGCGAGGGTCTTTGGCTGTTGGGTTCATACCCTTGGCCCAAGCATATGCGGACTTGCCGAGGAAGGTGAGAGAGTCGAGAACAGTAAAGCTCTTGGGATCATCTATCTCTCCCCACTCAGTTAGCTTCGCCATAGCATTGACGAAGGCCTTGGGCGCTCCTTTTACCATCGGACCAGCTTGGGTGATGCGGTACTCGTCGCGATAGGTCTCGTACTCGACGAGGGATAGGTCGCACTGTGCTGCGCGGGCATATAGCTTCAGCGCTGTTAGACCGTTGTCCATATCGAGGATGCGAAAGCGATAACCGTCCTGAAGGAGAGACACGAGCGAGCCGGTCTTGCCTGAGGACGAGTCGCCTATGTAGAGGAGCTTGGTATAGTCGGATGACTCGTGTTGGTCAAGGGTTGGCATTGATTGGCTCCTGCAAAAGGAAATCTGTGAAATGGACTTTGGCTACAATAAGCTGTGTTGATTGGTCAACAAAGACAGCGTAATCCCCGTCCATGTGGATTGAGGTAAAGTCGCCAGCCACAGCGTCGCCAACTTGCTTGAGTGTCGGATTATAGATCATCTTAGCGTGTCTCCAAGGGATCCCAGCGCTTGCCGCGCTCGAAGTCGCCTTTGAGGAATTGCTCCCGCACAACCGGGCTCTTTGAGCAAACATGACGGAATTGACAGCCGCCGAATTTGTCGCAAGATCCAGGGTTCATTGGGAAATAGTTTTCACGAGTTGCTCGGCGAACCTCGGCGATGCGGTACATTGAGGACTCGTACCACTCTTGTAGCTGCGCGTCGTCGCGGAATGTGAAGCCTCGCTCAAAACGGGAGAAGCCAACCGCTATTTGCGCTGCGTCAATGATTATTCCCTTAACGGGAATATCAAAGATCGCCTTACCCGCATAGGTGTAGAGGGACATTTGAGTGTCGGGGTTCCACTGATCGAAATAGCGAGAAGATATAGTGGAGCCGGTTGTCTTGTTATCCGTGATATACGGCTTCTTTCCGTACTCCACGAAGCGGTCGAAGTGGCCGCACAACATAAGGCCATCGTCTACCTCCATTCGAAAGGAGAGCTCTACCGCGGGCTTGCCGTTCGCCAGCTTGATTGTGTGAAGGGAGTCGTCCTCGCCGAATTGATCGACGTACCAGATGATTGTCCGGATAAGGTTCTCGCGGGTCTTGGTGTTGTGGTCGCTGGCCCACGGCGCTCCTGTTCCGGGGATCGGGTTGCCTTCTTCGTCGAGCTCGTATTCCCAAGTCTCGATGAGTGCTTCCCCTACCACCTCGATAAGGGCCTCGTTCTCGTCCATACCTTCGGCGATATACTTGTGGTAGGACTCGAGAGCGGAAGCGTACCAACCGCCGAACTTGAGGTGGACGCTCGAGTTTCGAGGAGTCCATCCGTCGATCATCTTCAACTTGTATTTGTAGAGACACTCCTCAGCTATCTTAAGGGAAGTGCTATCCCAAGCAAATTGGAGGCCTTCGGCGTCAAACGCCTTTGGTTGATCGGTCATTTTGCAACTCCTTTCTAAGTTTGGACCCGCATGGATAGTCTGGCGACAGGTAGCAGGCTGTTCTTTACAAGGACGTTCTGCTCAACGGCTCCTTGCTGTTGTATCCAATCTTCCCTAAAGGGTAATCTTAAGTTTGCTGGCGAGCTCATCAGCCGCCTTTTGTTTCTCCGTCTTGGGCTTGGTCGAACCGGCTTTGGCATTGCCGAGGTTGAAAGCCTTACGCGACGCGCGCATTTTATCGACGATCTCCGAGAGATCCTCACGAGTGAGGTCAAGTGGATCTCGAGCGAATAGAAGAGACAGGTCAGACATTATGTGCCCCCTAGACTATGACTGTGTTGCTGAAGGCCGTCTCGGCTCTTTCGATGAGCTCAAAAAGCTTGTCGATCCCAACTTGCAGCTGGTAGTATGCGGCGGAGGGAACGGGAGCGTCGTTCAACGAACCACTAAGCGGTGGTGAAGGATGATCGTAAAGCCGTTGGCCATGGGCTTCAATTCTCTCAGCCAACTCGCCGACACGATCGTTGGCTTGCCGAATACGATGAATGAGGTTATCCATGTTTGATTGGACTTCCGCTGTCATGTTCATAGTTTAATCTCCACTGTAGAGTCCAACGTTCCGCCGGAGGCTTCGAGGTTATCGACGAACCGACTGATAATCCGTCGAATGACGATGGCAGTTGGTACGTCCGGCATGTAGGTGGCGATCTTCTCGTAATCGCCCTCCCGCAAATTTAGTGTGTGCTTCTGGAGCTCAAGCTTCTCTTTCATCTGGCAATCCCTTTTTCAGTATCCACAGGTCCACCCCGTTCAGCGGACTGATAACGAAAGACAAACACTCGAACTCGGCCACTTCTTTCCGAGCGGAATAGAGCTTTTGACGTAGGCGCTCCGCATCGTTTGTCTCGACAACGAGGCCAAAGGGTGTGCGGAGCGCATCATAGAGGAGCTCTAGGTATTCGACTTTGCCCACTAAGCATCCTCGTTTATCGTAATCTCGAGGATTGGCTTGATGGAATTTTCGAAGCCAACCACCTCGGCGGTGGCCTCTTGCTTATCCATTAGGGCGTCGAAGAGGGGACCATTGTCAGTGCGCGGGACGAAGCCGATGTGGTGGCCGTCCTTGTAGCAGGCAACTGCGTGGTCGTCGTATTCATTCTCTGGGTCTGCGCGGAGTTCTACCGAGTCGCCGGGCTGAAGAAGCCGGACAGTGTGACGTGCCTCTTCAGGTCTGGCAAAGGCACCAACCATAGTCGTGATAAATTGCATAACGCTTCTCCTTAAACTTACAAGAGGGCACGGCACTTAGGACGGGAGGGGGAGCACCGTGCCCTCATGTAAGTGCCGGGATGATCTTTACGCCCCTCCCGGCTGGGGCGGTGGCTACGCGCATCGGCGGAGTTGCAGACCGTTTCCTCGCGCAGCCATAGGATTAGAGGGTAGAACCCTCGGCCATCGCAGCAGCGATCGACTCGCCCTGCTTCTTCCGAGCATCGACCACCTGCTTCGCGGCCTTGACGACCTCGGGGAGAAGGGCAACACGCTCGACCTCGGCGTCGATCTTTTCCTTCCACTGCTCCTCGGTGTAGCCTTCCGGAGCCACGGAGAGCTTCCGGCCATCGGCGGCGAGGTGAAGCTTGATCTGCTCGCGAGCGATCTTCTGCGCTTCCTTCTCGTAAGGGTCGAGCTTGGCAGCGGCGCGAGCCTGGGCTGCGGTGAACTCATATTCCTTGTCGATCTCGGAGACGTAGGCCTGCATTTCCTCGAGAGACTTGCCGGCGTCCTTCATCTCTTTGAGCTTCGCCCGCGTGTTGTTGCCGATGTTCTCGGAGCGGGTTTGGTTCAGAACGCGAGCCTCGATCGCGGTGATTGTCTGGCCTTCAGCATAAGGCTGAGAAATCTCGAAGTTGTCTCCGTTGATCGTCTTGGTTTTTGTGTCAGGCACTGATATTCTCCTTGGTGATACGTTGGCGGTTCGCCACGGCCATGCTACGCCGGGGCGCGTTGATTGTCAAACGCCGCGTGCAGGGGATGGTATGGCGCATTTCGATTGTGAATGGGCCATATCTCCCTCAAAATCCTTTGGCTCATATATCAACCTGTAATATCCTTTGCGGGAATGTCTGCCCTTTCCAGTTCTCACTGTTTCTATACCATAACCGAGGTCGCGGAGGATACGGATACGAACTCTGAGGCTTTCACGAGAAGCCGAATGTTGAGCCCAATCATCAGGATCAACAGGTCCCTCGCGAAGAGCGGCGATAAGCCGGGCTCGAGAGTGGAACCGTTCAAGCATGAGGGTATCCTGCTGGGATCACGCCTTGGTCAAGGAGTTCCTCAACCCGCTTCGCGATGCGCTCGACTTCGCGCTTGCGGAGCCCATCGGGAAGGATGAGCTTAAGCCAGAGCATTGTCGGAAGTGGGTACAGAGTTTGGTTCGTTATCATGGAAATCCTCCGAACAGATATAAGTTAAAATGTCCTTCGTGCGTGTCTGGATTACGTAACGAAGGTTCGGATCTTGGTCCTCTTTACCAACGAG